CTCGGTACGACGTGGATACGGAAACCCCTAGGCCGGAGAAGTTGGTGGTGGATTTCGATACCACCGTCAATTCCTCACCCACAGATATCTCGGGGCAGGGGAATCATGGGACCCTAGTTGGGGCGACCTACTCCGCAGCGGATAAGGCGTTTAGTTTTGATGGGGGTGACTATATACAGGGGTCGCTCACGAATAGTAGTAACTTTACAAACACTGTAAGTTTGTGGTTCAAAATGGATGAACAACAATCAACACTGGGAAGTCCTGGAACAACAGGTAATCGACGAACTATATTCGAATATGGACCTAATCGAGACACATCTTTACAATATGCCTTTGTCGATATACGTAATACGTATATGACGATATATATGGGTGATTCATTCAATTTATCCAGTTCAGCATTCGCACCTCAACAAAATCAATGGCACCACTTTGTGGTGATGTATAGTGGTTCTGGAACTATACGAGTATTTGTCGATAATGTAGAATATACAAGCAGTTTAACATCCAATTCCACGGGAACGTTGGCTCTCCCAACGAACACACAAGTATTGATAGGTTCAGAAAGCCGATTAAATACTGCAAAATTTAGAGGTGATATTTCTAATTTTAAGGTGTATAACGTCGCCCTCGAAGCCTCGGAGGTCCAAAAGTTGTACCGGTTGGGCCGAACCGGGCGGTCCATGGTCATCAGCGACACGGCCGTCGGTATCGGGAAAGTCCCTGAAGCCCAATTGGATGTGAGGGGGAACATTAAGTGTGACGGTCTAGTTAATAATGCAGGTATGCATTGGCGTATATCCGGCGCCTCCGACGCTGCCGGCAATGTTGATTATACTTTAAACGGTGGTAACTGGTTTTCTTCAACTGCAAGTTCCACCATATACGGGACAGTTCTGAGTACGGAAAATAATGCCCCTATATCAGCATGGGATCCTGTGTATGGATACTTTACTGCACCAGAAGATGGTTTATATCTTATTGATTTGGGTCTTTTCATAAACGGACTTGACAGCGGCCGGTGGGGTAACTTTCAGTTACTACACACTGATGGTACCACCAAAGAAGGCCAGTATACATTTTATACTATAGATTTAACAGCTGATGATACAGTTGGTTATAGTAAAACTGTTTACATGAAAACTGGTGAAAAGTTCTCATTTTACACTGGAGCGGGAGAGGTTACATTATTTTTAAGTGGTGGTCCACCCGGTCATACGACCATGAACGTTTATAAAATTTCGTAGTCTATATAAATGGAGTGCACCCCTGAAAATTGTCAGATGGTTTCGGTGATTGTTAGACAATTCTGTCCAACCATAGGAAATTTTTCGAATGGGGTCACATACGAATCAATAAATTTTGGCATACATGAAAAACCCACAAAGGAAGAGTTCGAAATAAGATTACACGAAGTGGTAAAACAACTCACTTTAAAGAGAGAGCTTGAAGCTAAACCTATATCAAAACTCCGCGAAGAACGCAGCAGGCGGCTCACCGAGGTGGATTGGGTATTCTCCACGGATTACCAAATACCTGATGAACAGAGGGGTGTGTGGATCGCATATCGTCAGGGGCTTCGCGACCTCCCCTCGACTACTGAGGATCCCACGAACCCTGTGTGGCCAACTAAGCCCTCGACACCTGATGGAACCACACTAAATATTGACCTCAAGAGTCTCAAGGATAGGGAAGTCTCTGAAAAATCCCAAATTACCCTCCTCCAGAACGTGGTCTTCTCGTTGACGAAGAGAATCGAAGCTCTAGAAAATGCTTAAAAATAAAGTCTCACTATATTATAAATGTCTGGTGGTATTGCCCAACTAGTAGCTGTCGGTGCCCAGGATGCTCACCTCGTTGGCCAGCCCGAGGTTAGCTTTTTCCGATCCACGTACAAACGTCACACGAATTTTTCCCAAACTGTTGAACGTCAGGTCATCCAAGGTAACGTGAACAACGGTGGTATGTCCTCCGTTCGTTTCGAGCGCAAGGGTGATCTCCTCAACTATATTTACTTGGCGCCCCATGATTCTACCGGTCCCGACACGGAGAACATCCCCGATTGGACTCTTTTGATTTCCAAGGTTGAACTTCTCATCGGTGGTCAGGTTGTCGACACCCAAGATTCCACGTATTCCACTCTCATCGCCCCCACCCTCTCGGCCGCTACGCAATCCAAGTCTGTTGCGAGTGCCCTGTATGATGGAGGCGCGACTGCCAAGTTCTACCCCCTTCGCTTCTCCTTCTGTGAGAACTGGCAATCTGCCCTTCCCCTGGTGGCCCTGCAGTATCACGATGTAGAGTTGCGTATCACTTGGGGCCCCTCGGCTGATTCCCATTCGTGGAACGTTTACGCCAACTATGCCTATCTCGATTCGGATGAGCGTGAGGCATTCTCCACCGGTTCCCAAAACATGCTCATTACGCAGGTTCAGAAGTCGATCGGTTCCAAGGCTAAGGTCCAGGAGCTCAACTTCAACCACCCCATCAAATATTTGGCGGCGGGTAAGGATAGTGCCATGACTATCCTCGACAAGGCTAACAAGCTTAAACTTCAAATCAACGGGACTGATATCGCCGATTACAAATTCGCCGATCCCAACTTCACATCGGTTCCCCTCTATTACCACACTACCAACTCCAGTGTCAGGGGTGATAAGCTGCTCTTCGTCCCTTTCTGCTTGGACGCTGCTAAACTTCAACCCACTGGCACCCTAAACTTCTCTCGTCTCGATTCTGCGAGAATCCAATCGACCACCCAACTTTTCAACGACGACATATATGCAGTAAACTATAACGTGCTCCGCATCGAGAACGGGATGGCTGGACTTCTTTACTCGAACTAATTTCTAACTACATAGTAAATAACAATGTTTTGGAAGATCATCTTCCTCGTATCCATCGTTTTTGTATTGACGTATGACCCAAAGTCCAGGACACTCGAAACTTTTGTTGGTCAGCCCACACAGTCGACTGAGAAATCCTGTCAACCTACGCATTACCAAGCCGTTCAATTCGCGACTAGCCCATATCAGTGCCCCAAGGAGGGCACAACTTCGATGGGCGTAATAACTTAAAAACTAAATTCGTACATACAGTATAATGATTCCTATTGATCGTGAAACCATGACTATAATCGCCATAATTGCTTGTATCGCGGGTGTGATATTCCTTTTTAAGGAGTTGAACAAGGCTAAGCAAGATGTCGACGAACTGAAAGATTTTTCAGCCCACATGGTCCGCCGTCTTTCTCAGCCCAAGCGTAGTGTTGTTGACACCCCAAAACCAGACGAAATTGAGGAAGAAGTGGTGGAGGAAAAATCGGAATAATAAACATATCACCTTATTATAACTTGCGAATGCGCAATGAAAAAGTATAAGGCCATTGCGATACCAGTAACTTTTCACGGTGATCAACCAAGATTCCTCACCGTGAGGGATTGGAGATTTAAGGATTGGATTTTTGTTACAGGTGGGTGTAGACGTAGAGAAATTACAAATCCTATTCGTTGTGCCTTACGTGAATTAGAGGAAGAGACACGTGGTGTTATTTCTTTAAAAAACGTCGAGTATACCGAATTTAAGTTTATACACAAAGAAAGTGCAACAGTTGACCTCGAATATAATGTTTTTATATTTTTTGTAAACTATACTCGCACAGAACAGAATAATCAAATTAAGAAGTTTTACGAAGAAAAGGCAAAGATGAATCTAAGGAAGATCAACAATCAGCCCATAAGAAAAACACACGATGAAAACGATTATATGAGTTATGACACTTTAGAGGAGTTTAACTCACGTAAGCGTTGGAAGTTAATAATAGACAATGTCATAAAAAATCCACAATTTTATGCCTGTGTTCAATCTCACAATAGAAAAAAGTTCTCTATTAAATAATGAAGTCCAAGGCTTTTATTTTAAGACAAATATCAGAACTCCTGGAAAAGAACAGGGGACTGTGTGATATAGAAATCCAAGGGTGGATTAAGGAAAATGAAAATATGACTGTTTACGAACTGTTAACCTTTAAGAAGGAATTGTCAAAAACAAAAGAATTTCAAGACGTCTCCTTCATGAGATGGTTTAGAGATGAGGAGAGTTAAGTATATATGTTCAAAAGCTGGTGCAATCAAAACGGCTTTTTGAAAAAGGTCCCCAATCCATCACATGTGCTCCTAGACGGCGGTTGTTTGTCTGTGCCATTTGATAGATTGAACGAATTCTATGAAAAGTATATAGAGGCTGTCAAGGCTGACGAAAAAATATTCGTCGTGGAACAGAAGACACCTACCTACAATTTCTTCGTCGACATAGATTACAAGGCTGAGGAGAGTTTGGGAATCGACGCGATCGGGGATATTTGCGAAGTAATATGTAAATGTGTCAAGAAATTCGAGGGGAAGGAATGTATCATTTCTGTCGCGAAACCCAAAAAATCTGGTAATAAAATTAAAACTGGTGTCCACCTAAACTGGCCAGGTTTTGTGGTGAATCAAGATATTGCCGTGTATTTGAGAGAGTATATACTTTCAGATTTATTCAGTTATGATAGAAACACCACGTGGGATACAATCATAGACTCATCGGTGTATGGAAACCCTGATAGGAAAACGAAAGGAAGTGGATTTCGTATGCCGTGGTCCCACAAAATGAACAAAGGTGTAGTAGAGGGTATATATTTACCACTCTTCAAATATACTTGGCCCTTATCATCCCTGATGAGAATTAACCCAGAACCAGACCCAAACCTGTTAAAATCAACCGCGGTTAGGACAGAAAAACCTGTAACTATTTCAATCGACTTGTCAACAAAACGAAAAGAGGGTTCATTTTCACACGAACAGATGAAAGATGAAATGTGTGACAGCACTCTCAGAAATGCACTCGAAACCTTTATTCGAAAAAATCTGAACGGTCAGGGGGAAGCCTACATAACAAAGATCTACAAGTCTAAAAATACATTCTTGGTTTCTAGCACATCCAAGTATTGTGAAAATACACAGAGAAAACACAATTCCAATCATGTTTGGTTCCTAATCAGTGGAAAACAGATCTTACAGAAGTGTTTCTGTACGTGTCCCACAATCGAGGGGCGCGCTGACGGTTTCTGTAAAGATTTCTGTGGGCGGAGACACGAACTCCCAAGTCACATTGTCAGCATTCTATACCCCGACAAGGAGGAGATCAAGAAGTGCAAGGAAATTACACAATTTGTCGATAAACCCTTACCAAATGTCAGGACCCAAATCGAATTTTTCTTGAACAAGTGGATGAAGGTTGATGACAATACGAAAATTATAGACATGAAGCGTCAGAAGGGTGGCTTATTACTTACAACTACTTCGAGGTTTTGCGAAACGAGTGCATCGTGTCACGACAAACTAATGACATACACCATAAAAAAGAATGAAATTAAGCAATTGTGTCCTACTTGTAAGAAATGTGCATCCAGGACCCACAAACTGACGCCAAATATTATAAAACTACTTAAACAATAATCGGCACTATAATGTAAATGGTGACACGATCTGGTAGAACGGTTAAAAAGCCTGTCATATTTACCCCAACCGAGACTGTTCTCGACGACGATTATTGCACTGATGACTATAACACTGAAATCGACTCGGATATAGGAACTGATGAAGAATGTCTCTCAGATGAAAGTGAATACGAAGACGACGACGACGATGACGCTGACGAGAATGGTAACCTACAGGATTTTGTGGTAGATGACGAAGAGGAAAGTGAGTCAGAAGACGCTTAAAAAAAAGAGAAAGTATATTAGTAATGGAAAGTGATATCGGTAATCCTATCGAATACAATCCCGCCATCGACCCCCTCGTTCAGGAAGAGAATGAAAAACATAGTCAAGAAATGCCCAATGAGCAACCGTATTATTTTCAACCTCCGGAAGTGAATTATGGGTATCAACCCCCCCGCCAAGGGGAATCAACCGATCCCTTTAAAAATATAGAAAAGTCTACTTGGATCATCGCCTTTGCAGTGTTTCTTTTAGGTTTTTTCATGGGAAAAACCATGCAACCTGTAATTCTAAGATACACTTAAACTTTCTCTCAGCTCCTCCATTGCAAGCTCTCGTGTGATCAAACGTCTTGGTACGTTGGCGTCATCTTCTGTATCTTTCAGATGGGGGTATCCACTCAACCAGCTATCATCCGGTATATTCGAGAACGGCACAAACGTACCAGTATCTCCTGGTTTCATCACGTCACCATATGATTCCAGTCCAGTATCCTCAACAAATCCCACTGTTGAAGATACTTTCGGTTCCTTTTCGTTTTTTAAAGCGTATGGTGTTTTAAAAAACAAAATAAAGAATGCTCCGACCAGTAGTATGGTCATGAAAATCTCTAACATTGTTTATTATATGTATATATTATTTATTGTTCCCCCTCCTCTACAACTTCCTCCAATTTGTTATCTTGTTCACGTTGTTTACGACGTTCCTCGAGCTCAATGGCTACAATACTGTCTGCTTCCTTGACGAGTTCTTCCATCGGTGTGTCTGGCTTTTCCTTCTGAAGTCGTTCCAGAATCTCAGCGGGGTGAGAAAGAGGGGCTTCATCTGGTTTGGTGTAAAACTTCGAGTTATCATCACCGGCTGTGAAATTGTTAGTTCCAGATGTCATCCCATCCTTCCTCTCTTGGAACATGCGAGCCGCTTGGGACTGATTCTCCTTGTATCCAACCATGATTTCCTCGAGTTTTTCATTAGTGTAATGAACATCTTCGATAGCACTTGGGTCAGGGGGGATGAGTAACCACTTATACATGTCCACCACGTAGATGTCAAATGTGGGATCCTCCTTCTGAAGACGCTTGGCGTGATGAGCCGCCTCGTCGCGGTTGGCAAACGCACCCCTAATTTTAATTCCAAATTTGTCATTCTTTTGGGGAGCTTCAGGTCCAATGACTGAGAGACACGCGTACAGTTGTCCAGGAACAGTTGTATAGTCTTGGGTGAGAGACATTATACTGTATACATACTTCAAAACTTTAAGTTAGCTTAAAAAATAAATCAAGACGATCAACCAGTGGTGGTCACGTGTAGTATCATCTTTTCAATTGGAACTTAAGTCGAGACGTGTCTTAAAGTTTTTAGTCGAAGTATATACATGGAAGAGATTCGTAAGAATCACAACGAAGCCAAACGTTCGTTGATACAGTCTGTCACACAAGATGGTAACAGTGTATTGGACGTTGGGTGTGGTTTTG